ATAGTTATTAATCTGTAACCTTTTTCATTGCATAAATTCAATTTATTAACATGATAATTTGTATCTTTTTTTACAGAATCTGAATGCCAATAGATTCCACAATATTCTATAGCAATTTTTTTTGATGGCAGAACTATATCTAATTCAAGTGGTCTTATTATTGATCTGTCTCCTGATATTGCATCTGGAAAATAGACTCTCAAAAAATCATATATCTCAACTTCTGCTTTTGATGTTTGTGTAGGACATTTAGCACATCTACAATTATTGTTCTTGAAATTTGCCCAGTTTACTGACCAAGTATGCTTGTTTGGACAAATAACATCAAGTTTTTGATATATGTTATTGTATGTGTCCGTTAAAAGCTTATATCCTTGTGACTCAAAATATTTCTTAACATGTTCATGTGAAAGTCTTAGTGAAGCGCCTCTGTTTAATTCAAAACATGTTTTACATCTATTACCTTGTTTAAATTCATGATAAGTTGTTATCCACTTATGATTTTCAGGACACATAACTTCAATTTTCTGTCTATTATTAACATAATTATCTGTAATTAATTTATAATCACAAGACTCAAATTGTTCTCTTACATACTCTATTGTGTGTTTCTTGTTTACACTGCTGTCTGAATTACAACAATAATAACACCTATTACCAGATTTAAAGTTATGTAATGATGTATTCCATTCATGACCTTCTGGACATTGCACCATTAGTTTTTTTTCAACATTTTCATAGGTATCAGATAATAATTTATATCCATGTACCTCAAAATATTCTCTTACTTTTTCTATATCAAGTCTGCGTTTTTTAGATCTTATCTTAATAGAGCATGGTCTGCATCTAGCTCCTGCTCTGAAACTATGAAAACTAACACTCCACTCATGCCCTTTAGGACATTGTACTGACAATTTTTGTTCTGCATTCTTATAACTTGTTGAAATTAAAGTATATCCTTCTTTACTAAATTCTTCTTCTACAAACTTTATATCAAATCTATCAGCCATATTATCCCCCTACTGAATAATTACCTGAAAAGTTAATATGAGGAAGGAGGTCAGGGTTCCTCTTTTCGGGGTATACACCCTATCCTCATACAATATAAAACAACTAAACCTACTATACCACATTTTTCACCATTTGTCAAGTAAAAAATGTTTTTATTTACGAAGTAGGAAAGTTATTCGCATAACTATAACGCCAGTTGGTTACTGTTCCACCAAATCTTGTAAAGATCCTTGCCCAGAATGATAAATTTGTCTCATCCTGCCAAAAATCTAGACTGACATTTTCTCTGTCCGTTGCCAACAGGCCCTCGCCTCTAGTTAATAGTACCCAGTCATCTGTCGTACCAATGTAACTCCATTCTAACGGAGTAACAATATTACGCAGTACGTTTATCTCATTATCCTGGCTAAAAGGAACAAGCGCACTATTGAGAATTTCCTCAGCAGTGAACTTTAAAGCCGGATTAATCAATAGCGTATCAGGTCTCAGATCGATTATATCCCCACGTTCGTCTCTGTTATTCGTATTGGTAAACGTAGAGTATATAGTTTTCAAATGCGCTGCAGTCAGCGTGTTTGAAGCGCTGAAGTTAGCATACGTATTTCCAACTTTGTCTGGATGTGCAGTATCGAAGAATGGGAGACTATCATAGATCTTATCTCCAGAAGAATCTTCTACAACTCCACCAGCAATTGTACCATTATAGATATCATTACCTGCATCCAACGCACCGTAGTTGAAAAACTTGGCATAGAATTTTTCCTTTGTAACAGGAAGTTTTCTACCCCATGTTCCCACAGTTGTTGCTACCAAATTAGAAGTTTTCTGTGCATCCTTAACCGATTCATAACTAAACTGAACCGACCTACCAAAGGATCTATTACGACATACTATCGTGTAAGATTCAATTGGAACGTCTGCCTGGAAATCCTCATTCTCAGGTTTTTCCATTAATTCGCCAAGTCCGATTGCGCTAGTGAATTTCTCATCATTTTTGTTACTCCCAAATAAATGGGGAGTTAATATTTCTATTAACTTCTTTACATTACTGTAAAGATCAGACTATATCACAGTAACTATGTTACTGGTTAGCGTACAAATCTAATTTATAGAGCATACTTGGAACTAAATATGATCTTACGATATCAGCAAACTTTTTATTATGTCTACCTGCTAGTCGTAATCTGTAATTATAAGAGCCATCTTTTTGCTTATTGGCTTTGTTTGTATTCCAGTCTAAATCATACTTAATCTTTAAACTTTTTTTCAGCAATAATTGATTAGCATAATCAAAATTTTGAGTACATAAAAAGAATGAGTTATCTCTACCTTTTTCTGTTTTTGCTGTTGTTCCATCATCCATAAACCAAATAGCAAAAGCTAGTGGATTTATTTTTTTTACTATATACTCATCAACAACCTTAATTTTATTATAGTAAAACCTTCTATACAATTTTGTAAAAGTAGGATGTTGTTTGGTACTCAAATGGTAGCCTTTATATACATTACCATTTAACGTTTTTTGTGTTTTACAAATACTCGAATCTGTTATATTATCTAAAATTTGTTTTTTCCATATTAAATAATCATATTGTCTTTCACAATGACTCATTTGGAAGTATGCTTCTTTTCTTCCTTTTCTGTGTGAAATACATCCATCTCCAAGCATCATACCAATTATTGCACTTCTTAGTTCTTCTCTTTCTAGATTCATAGTCGTTACTCCTTCCTTATAGGATTGGATCGGTATTGCCCTTATAGGATTTTCACCGAATTTAGCTAACTACGCCCATGTGTGTTTAGGCAGCATCGGATGGTATTGTTTCAAATAAAGCTGTATACACCATAGGTTTCTCTGGATACGCTTCCCAGAAGTATGTATACATGTCTTTTTTCATATTTTCAGTAAACTGATTTCTCATTCGTATATCTTATGTAAAGCTGTTTAAACTCTACCTCACATTTCTGTGAGAACCGGACTATATCATCATCCTTATATCTAAAGGATGTAGGGCGCTCTTGCGATTATTATCTCCCTCATCATTATATGTTAGGGATCTAACCGTAGTCTCTGAACCTTCAAAGATGTTTCCATCTAAGCTTGGCTGCTGATTACCATATACAAGTAACATAGCAAAACTTAATACCTTATTCCAAAAATCTCTATGTGCATTAGTTTTGATATGACATGATTGACATAAAGAACACAAATTGGTTTTGTTGTTATTTTCCTTACTATAATCTATGTGATGAACATCTAATTTTCTACTACAATCTCGTTGAGATTTTCCACATATAAAACATTTTAGTTCATCTCTTTTTCTTACTTTTTCTCTTAACATAGTATTAAACTCAGAAGGATACAAACTGAGGGATAATCCACCCCTCCACATAGGATGCTTTTCTCCAGCAAATCTTCCTATCATCCTCTCAGACTGTGCTATTTTTTGAGCATCAGTTTTTTTAACACCAAACATTCTGTTGTTAGCTCCAGCAGAACTATCAGACATTTTTTTAAATATCTCTTTTCTTTGTTCTGTTGGATATAAATCATCAAATGTTTTACCAATTCTTCGTTCCCTTGCAGAATTTTTATATTCAGAACTTTTAACTTTTGAAATACCATCTATGTGTGTTTTCCCATAAAATCCGTTATTTTCACCAGCACACCATCCATCAGGTACAGTTTTCTCATTAAACATCTCTTCATACTCTTCTGGAGTAGTAAAGTGACGTCTTAGATGGGTATTTGTTAAAGCTTTAAATTCTCTATTGCATATTCTACATTTCATAATCATTTTACATGAACTTAGGCTTCCAGCAATTCACTCTATTTATTACCTTGTTATTACTAACAAGGAGTGCAATTGCTCACACCTGCCATATAGGTTCACCTCCTTATATTGTTTGCCTATTTGCGGCTATTACCTTTACTAAAAAGGTATTATTAGTTGTGTTAACATCTACAATATTCAAGCAAGAACTAGCTGCAGTATTGCAGGTTAGTGCTCCTTGAACACCACTTGCGTCTCTGATCAGAGCAGATTTCCCAACATCGGTAGCTGTACAAGTACTAGCTCCGCCATTTGGAATCTCAAATACATTATCATCATCTGCATAGATCACAAACAATTTCTCTTTAATAGTGTCGTCTGTTTCATAATAAGACTGTCCAGCCGTATCTTTTGGAGTTTCTAACCACCCTTGAACTATGCCAGCATCACTCGCACACAGGGTAACATAACCATCAGATAAATAAACAAACTTTCCACCTCTTCTATAAAAGGACTGACCAGTAGCACATCGGTGTTCTCTACCTCTACCCATTCCTTCTACAAGACCATATTTTATTTCAGCCATATAAATTTCACCTTCCTTTTGTTTTTAAGTATCAACAGCAGGAAAGCATCCACTTTCTGCGTATTAATCATCTTCTTTTTTATTTTTACCTAATTTAGCATCTCTCATTTTCAGTACATCAATATAGTCGCCAATCTCCAATTTGTCTTCCTCAGCTTTGGCTATAAGTTCCTTATCATTAGGATCGTATATACCATCCTTCTTTAGAGTAATAGTTGATTTAGAGGAATTTTTAGTTTTATCAGTATTAAGACCATCAGTATTGACAGATGCCTCAACCAGGTTCTCATTTTCTTCTTGACCTAGAAAGTCTTTGACTTTCTCATCCACATCCATGTCACTTTCGACTTTTCCTTTCTTGTCTCTGGTGACACTTTCATACTCATCCAAGTCTTCGTTGTAATCAAATTCATTTTTCAATATTTTCATAATCTGTCTAGGATTTATGGCCTTGTGCTTTACGGCACTTTCCATTATTTCCGACTCAAGCCTGTTTTTTCTTAATGAGGAGATTTTATTATCCTTTTCTTCAAGCTTCTTTTCGGTATCCCCCATCATATCTTTAAACTTCTTCATCTCTTTTTCAAACTTTGATGTCAAGCCTTCAACAGTTTTATTGTGTTGATGTTCAGCCCTCTCTATTTCAGACTTATCTTTCAATGACTTTTCTTCTTTTTCTTTCTCAATTTGTGTTCTGAATTCTGATAGTGTTTCAAGCTGTTCCTCAAGTTCTGTTAACTTAGATGCATCTGGAGCTTCATCAAGTTTCTTTTTGAGATCAGTCATCTGTTTCTCAAGTTGTCTTCGTTTCTTTTTCTCAGTATCTCTGTTCTCAAAAGCAGCCTTTGCCTCACTTTTCCAGTGATCAATATCCTTACTATCATCATCTGCTTTCTTTTTCTTGTCTATCTCCTCCTGAATAAGTTCTTGTAATTTGTCCTCATCTGCGTCTTCTGGCACTTCTATGCCAAGCTCTTTAGCCTTCGATTTCAGTTCTTCTAATGTCATAATATATCCTCCGATATTTAAAATTTTATGTAACTTCCGTTACTTTTTCTTTTTTGTTTTCTTTGGCTTAGGACTATCCTTTTCCAGTTCCCTATCAGCTATCGATTTTGGTTTATTAATAGCCATAATATTTACTATAGACATAATTATCTCCTTTACAGCTTCTATGTAACTTCCGTTACTTTTTCTTTTTTGTTTTCTTTGGTTTAGGACTAGTCTTTGCAACCTTCTGAAAAGACTTGACTTCCTTTTCCTTATCTTTAACCATTTTTCTAACCATAACTATAGCACGTTTCTTTCTAGCCGAATCTGCTTTTATTTCCTCAGCTTGGGCTAATGTACGTGCATCTTGTTGAGTTTGCCAATCTCGTTCCTCAGCAACCATTGATTTTGTTGTTTTAACAGCCATAATATTTACTCCTGTGTCCTGTGTTCAGAGACCTGTTTATCCTTGGAATCTGTCGTTTTATGTACATTTGACAATCTGCTCAAGTCAGGATTTCCTGAACCATCATCTTTTACAACAATATCTTCTTCTGATTGTGTGCCCCCAACAATACCATCACTAGCATCAATTTCAGATTCTATAGTCTCTCTAATCGAAGTAGGAGCCAGTGGTACTGATTTCCTTGCTATGTCCTTTTGTATCGTCTTGTTCAATAACGGACTGAAATTCTTCTCCATTATTTTCATGAAACTGGCAAGTTCCTCATCCAGTGTCGTAAGATCAAACGAAGTTGGATAATGAACTGACTCATATTCTTCTGGAGTTTTCCCTAATTGCACATATGCTATTTCAGACAACTTATTTTCAAATGTTTGGTAACTAAGTGATTTCTCTGCTAAAGCTGCATTTGTAGACAAAAACCCAAACTGACTTGCCCTACCAGAAGTTGGTGAATATAGATCAGATGTACCAGATAACAATCCTGATAATCTGTACATCTCCTTTATATGATCAGATATCATTTTCCAAATGGTTACTATTGAATCAGTATCTGGTGATATAAAAGCAGGCGGGTGATTAGAATCTCCGTCAAACGTAAATGCAGATGTACTTCCAATTGTAACTAACGGATTGACATTACCTGCTTTAACAGCTTCTGCTATCTCTCCTTTATCCGGTATAATCAATTGTGAGAAACAGTTTCTTGCTAATTGTTCATCTATCAGAGAGCACCAATTTAGTATAATTATATTAATATATACTATATCCTTAAGCATAGACTCCCCAACTTTGTCATCCTCATCACTGTTTTTGTGATACATCGTAATTATAGGAACAAATCCTAAAGAATTAGTACCGCTATTTGGAGTTCCATCATCAAATGATATTGGCTTTCCGTCCTCATCAACAATTTCCCATTTATCTCTTGTTATCAGTTTGAAGCATTTTACTATTTCACGCTCTTGTAATGGATCTTTATCTTTGTAATAATCAGACTCTATGATAACCCATTCAAATTTACCAAAGTCATCAACACTCCAATCTTTAAGTTGTGTTGGATGAATTATTCTGACATAAGGATACAGGTTATCTCTCTTAACATCAAGTTTGGATGTCTTACCTGATTTTGTGGAAGAGGGGATATCCACAATAGCGTGACATACTCCATATATTGAGGAGTAATATCCAACTTTCTTTACAAAATCACCAATTGTGGTTCCTTTACCATCAACATTTTTTCTAAACTCTTCAAGAGCTTCATCAGGTTTTCTACTTATCTCATTTCTGAATATATAGGAATTGTATATAGTTGGGAGTGTGTCACAGAAATTCAGATAATAAGCTCTGTCTTTTCTTTCACTAAAATCTGTACTATCTTCCAATCTATGCGTAAACAATTGTTCCTCGGCAAATCCTTTACCACCTTTTGCTGAATCAAAGTACAAATTCCACAAAACTTCATTATCATCAAAAGCCGGATGTGTTCTGTCACTAAGTTTGGTTTCTGCCATATTTTACACTCCTACACATTTGGCTGTACTGTTATTTACATAATAACTATCACTAGTTGCCCACTCATATTTTGGTCTTTCTACACAATTACATGTGTAAATTGGAGATGGTGGTAGTATACTGTGTTGAATACACTCAACATAGATTGGTGCTCCACAATTTGGGCATGTTGATACCTGATCATACATAATTAGTTCTCCTTATCTATTAGGTCTAGTTACCATAGTAAACTTCTTTGCCCTGCATATTCTGACACATTGCTCCAAGGCATCACAATTATGAACAATTAATCCATTTGCAACATAGCTATTATCTTCGTCAACACCTAAATTATAGAGATATCCTTTGTATTGTTTTTTATCACATTTTCTTATTTTTCTTGATAAAGTTGTGTTTGTAAAATAAGAAGAATTCCTTATATTTTTTTCTAATCTTATAGTTTTAACATTTTTATCTTTATAAATATTTTTTATAAACTCAGGTAGATTGTTTAATAGTTTTACAGTTTCTGTTCTGCTCATAGTTATATTATATGTATCATTATTTATAAGCCCATTTTTACCAAAACCTTTATATCTATTCTTACGATTCACAAAATTAATATTGGATCTTATTCCTATTTTTGCCAACAATAACCAAATTTGATATGAGATAGATTTTGATATAGAGTTTGATTTTGCATATCCCTCTGTAAAACATCCATCACCAAAAAAATAACCTAATATAAGAGATCTTGTTTCTTTTTCAGGCAATTCCATAAATATAGATGGAAGTTTTTTATTAACACTACTGAGAAATTGAGAAAACATATTTCTAAACGGTACTGAATTTACAAAAAACTTACTACTAAGAGAGTTCTCTCTATCATAATTATAATTTTTATGTATCCCATATTTTTTATAAAGTGTTATTAGGAATTCAATTACATTTTTTTCTTTTGTGTTATGAGCATAGCTAATACTATGAGTTTTATTACATGAACCTTCAGCTAAGTAATAACCAATCATAAAAGCAAATTCTTCATCAATTTTTATATATCTTGGTATTGGATTACTTTTTGGATTTATCCTACTTCCATTATATGTTGTACCATATACTAATCCATCTTTCTCTATATAATTCTTTAAAAACTGACTCATATCAATTGTTTTCTCATCACAATACTTGATAATCGGAGAATTTACAGTATTAATAGTTGAGTAAACATCTTCTGCATTTACAAATTTGTGGTCATCATATACGTCTGTTCTATTATTATATTTTTTGTATGTATTAACATATATAGGATGATTACAGGATATATTAACAGGTTGAGTTCCACTAGCCTCTAAATTTATAATGTCACCATCATACCTTCTTTTATATACTTTATTAACTCTTTTATATTCTCCTGTATGTGTTAAAACTAAATCATCAGTAGAAACTTCACTAATTGCCTTCACACCATTAAAAGTTATAATGTTTGTTTCTGGTGTAACACACGCATCATCATGTGCAACTCCCTCTGAGTACTCCAATAACATATTGATACCATTGTTATAGGATTGGTCACGCTTGAATCTAGTTTTATCAAATATTAATGTGCCATCTTTTAGCAAAGGAACTAATGACTGAATTCTCATATGTTTATCACTATAGTTTTGAATATCCGTTATAGGCATATAAAGGCCAAGTTTTCTTGATTCCTTTCTAAGGTTGTCGGCTAGTACTATTTGAAATGCATTTGTTTCAATAGCTATATTCTTATAACCGTACTTTTCATATTTACTTATAAGACCTTCAATCTGGTCATCAACAGATCTTCTTTTTAGATCTATTTCAACAACGTACAGATAACCAGTTTTCCTATCTCTTGCTATAGTAACAATACATGAGAAGTCAGAATCTTTTCCTTTACCCAAACTTGGATCTAATGCTGCAAAAAAGTCAACTTTGTTGCTCTTTAATAAATTGCGTATCTCTAATGTATTGAAATCAATGAATGTAAGATCCTCTTCTAGTACTAATACCTTTGATGGATCAATGCTCTCATTTTGTTTCTCACTCAAAAACCCGGAAGGATCAGATGCACGTTCAACCATTAGCCCATATAGTGGATCTCCTTCAGGCCATAGAACCTCAGCACCATCATTCATTTCCTCTACATTATCTTCAAAAAACTTTTCTGCAGTTTCTACTCTTTTAGAATCTAATCTATTCTTAAGTAATTTTTCCCACTCTTCCCATTTATCAGATTCTGGAAATTGCATTACTGCAGCAAACCTTCTTGTCTCCCATGTTGGGTATTGTTCTGGATCTAATATAGAATTCAGTAGACTATCTTTTCCTAAAATAGTTCCTATCATAAAGAAATCCGTATGAGTACCAGCTTCCCCACCTGCATATAATACATCTTTGTTAAACCAATCATACCTTATATGCTCTCTTTTTACTTTAGATCTCACCATCTCTGAATTTTCAATATCATCACAATTATGAGATAATCCAAAATTAGTTACATAAGTACCAGATTTAGTTTTTATAGGTATAAATTCCTTATTGTATACTTTTTCTACAGTTTCAATTTTACTCCATAAATAGTTATCCTTTATAAACATCCTTTGGATCTTATACCTATCTTGATTTTCTATATTATAACCTAATTTGTATACATTCTGTCTAAATCTAATATCATATTTTTTATTAGTTTTACAATAATGATCCACAATTTTTATGTTATCCTTACCATCTATTCCACTTCTTATTGATGATGGTATTCCTAATCTAAGCAGCATTCTCTTAACAGATAAAAGTCCCTCTAAGTGGATGCTAGTAATTCTTATAGATTTTCCTTTATAATCTATAAACCCATCAGCATCTACATATCCTTTTATTAATTCCTTTTGATATTTTGGGTCTATTCTCTCTACCCAATAAGGTGGACATTTTCTTGAATTTCCAATTCTCCATGTTTTTAGCCATCTTGCAAAAATAGCCCAAGAAAAAATAACTTGAAAACATCCAGAACACTCTGATATTGTGAAAGATTTATTATATTTATTGAGTATCTTTTTTAATTTTTCAAATGTATGTGTATCTTTGTTTGCAATAGTTATGTTCATACGATACTTACCAGAACTATATCCATCACCCCACCAAAGACCAACAAACCACCAAAAATCTATATCATAAAACTCTTCTGGAATAATATATTTATAAATAGCTTTAGGAGCTACACTTATAATCTTTCCTGTTATCGGACATCTTTTATTAATATACGGTTTATCCAATACCAATATAGGCTGAAGTTTTTCAATTGTATTATCTATAGGATATCCAATATAATATTTATGCTTCCAATATTTACACTTTATTTCTTGTGCTTTTATCCAATTATTCCCTATATCATAATTTATATCTTTTCGTCTCTCAATTTTTTTTATAAAATATTTGTGATCTTCTGTCACAGTTTCAGGGCACGGATGACCATTTATTTTTATTTTGTACCCATTTGCTATTATATTTTTGCTGTTTGGATAATCCTCTATGTTTATCCATTCATTATTATAGAATATCTTAGTTCCTTTTTCATGACATACAACCAAATCCGGTCTATCTACTCCATATCTCTCACCACGAATATTGCTTCCAGTACCTTTTGACATTATTTTTACATCATTTTTGGTGATGATTTCGTCAACTCGCCACATACTTCCCTTTCCTGTAGCTTCTGGAAAGTCACGGATAAGTTTTTCATTATGCATCAGTTCTCTTTTTATATCTTCAAGAAATCCCTCTGCCTTTCCCCCAGTATCTGACAACATAACTATGAATTTTTTCTTTCTATAACAAATACACCATATTGGTAATATTAATGATATCAGGGAACTTTTTGCATTAGTACGTGGTGCTGCTATGGCTATCTTAAATGTTCTGTCTTTTCTTACATCTGTGATTTTTCTATTTATAGTTTTATATAGATATTTATGTAGCTTACTGCTTCTTTTTTTAAGATAATGTCCAAAATATCTAACTGCAAAAGCATACATATCATACTTGCATACCTCTTTTAACACTTTAACCTCTTGTGCATTCAGTGTTTCTTCTTCATCATCTATATTTTTTATTGCGGGATTTAAACTTGGATCTTCTATTTTTTCTGGAAGTGTTCTGAGAGAGTAGCGATAAGAAGCTATTTCTTTAGTAGACTTACCACTCTCTCTCATATCATCAACAGTATCTTTTATAACTAATTGTTTTTCTTCTTTATCAAAAAATTCAATAAGGTAATTTGGGAGTCCATTTTCAAACTTTTCCTCTAATATTTCTCTATCTTTTCCTAGTTCATCTATGCTGTTGTATTTTTTCATTATTATACATTATCTTCATGATTTCTTATTATTGCTTTTGCTATAGCTTCTCTAGATTTGCCATCTAATTCATCTTTTATAGATTGTGTATTTATTTGTTGATTAATTACAAGATCAGTTTTTATTTCAAGTACTCCAAACATTTTTGCTTTGGATTCAATTATTGATTTCCATAATTCAAGGTATGATTTTATAGTTGAGTATTTCTTTTTATCAAAATTCTCTAGAACTTCTAAATGTTTTCTTACCTCAGCTTCAACAGTCTCCATTTCAATATATAATGTAGATCGTTTTTTTGCTATATCCTCTTTTGTTAAATCTGCTATTTCTAGGGATTTTAAGTAAGACCTGTTTCTATCTACAATACCTATTGATATGTCTAATTCTTTACTTATTTCCTCTGTTGATTTTCCATCGTCTGTTAATTTAGATATCTCCTTGAGTCTTAGTATTGATTCTACTAATGAGGCTCTCCCTGACTTTTTATCATCTGTATTTTCATCTGTTTTCTTAGCCATAAAGTATATCCAATATATTGAAAATTAATAGAAAATTATGCTATAATCCCTATTATATACATAAGGATATGCTATATTCAATAAAAACAGTATGTTACTTTTGATTTCTGTTCCGAAAGTTTGACACAATTTTGCGGATATATCTCTTACTGCAAGGTAAGTGATAAGCTATTTCAGAGTTGGATTTTCCATCTTTATGCAGTTTAACGATAAGTTCTTTGAGGTGATTTGGGGATTTTATTTTTATCTCACTCCACACAGATACAGAATCTGGAACTTCTGATTCTATTGTATCTGAACATTCCTCTATTTTTGACAGCGGAACATAATCTTGATTTACATACTTTCCCCTTTCTTTAGGACTGAGATCATCCCATGTCGGCTTTTTTGTCCGATCATACCAGTTTAGTTTTCCCATTAATCTCTAGCTCCTTCTTGATTCCCATGCTAATTCCTCTATATTTGCATTCCTAAAAACTTGGTAAATTCCTTGACTTAGTGAGTGTACACACATAATTCTTCTCTCTTCTTCAGATACCTGAAGTATTTGTTGTATCATTTTTAGTATTGAATTTATTAATTCTATTTTCCTATTTACAAGTGATATATCTACATCAAATGCAGATTTTGCAAGCATTATGAATTGTTTAGATCTATTTGAACAGCTAGCATAGATTTTTACACAATCTTCAAAACATACCTTATCTGAGATATTATATTTATATCCAAGAATATCTACATATTTAGGTATTTTGCTATTTGTTATAATCTTATTATGTGAGAATACATAATATAGTGCAGAAGAAAATCTATCATGTAGTGGCTCGTTGTCACTTAATACATAATCTGTATATACATAATCGATGGCATGAAAAAGTTCATGAATTAATATTTCTACTAACCTTTGGTTATTATGTTGTTTTTTTATACACACAGTACAATCAGGCCAAGTTTGAAGACCATCTACTTTATTGCTTTCTGGGCCATCTTCAAACTCATATGGATAATGTATTGTATACAGTAATCCTCCAATTTCTACTTCCTTTGGAATCTTAAGAGTTGTTGTCATTTTGTGTATCCTCCATAATATTTGAAATCTCCAACGCACGATTAAGGTATGTGTGACTATTCTGTGCCACATCATAACCATTCTTAGCTATAAATGCTCTCTCCTCTTCACAAGTCAGATAATAGCTTATTCTCCATACCAATTCCTGTAGATTCTCAAA